TTACCTAAATAATTTAATGTTTGAGGTGTAATTGCTAGTTGAGCTCCTTGTTGTAAAGTAATCGCTGAATAACCAACATCTAGTACTGGTAATTTAGCTGTACCTCTTGGTAGCGTAGCTAACTTGTACTTCATTATTTGTGATTCTTCTGGAAATGCTTCTAATAAAGGCATTCCATCTATAGCTTCACCATAAAATGCTGATCCAGATGGATGGTTTGGATTATAAAGTGTATAATCTATTTCATCATCTGCTAAAGCAAATTGTGTTATTCTAAAGGCACCGTTATTAGCTGCTAATAGCTCTCTTCCCTTTGTTGTTAAGATAGCGTCAACTGTTATTACTGAATTATTTAAATATCCCATTGTTTAATTTTTATATAAATATTGTTATATGTTATAAATATGTTACTCTATTAGTTTTTTATCTCTTAGGTCACGAATTACTTCATCTGGCGTAACTTCCAGCTCTATTATTGGATATTCCGGTTTAAGAATACCACTAGGCGTATTATCTGATTTTAATAGTGGTTTTATATATTCAATAAAACTACCTGAAGTTTCCATAATTGTTGTTGAACCTGTTGCATTTGCTCCTGTTGAAGGACCAGTACCATCGTTATATGTTAATATATTATTGTCCGAAGATACGAACTCTTTTACGGTAGGCAACGAACCATATGGAAACACTCTATCTACTATTACTGAGTTAGGTGCATCTACATATCTTCTAATTAAGAAGAAATTTAAATCAATAGATGATGCAATAGGTCTATCAACAGTTAATCTAAGTTTATCTATACCATTTATTATAAAATTCTGTTGTGGTGTAAGTACTGTGATTACTTTGTAAGAATACCTTTCATCATTTTGAAATCTAATTTCATCATTAATTCTAAATTCATATGGTACATTAGGTAATGGCCATGCTGTATCTTGTGGTTCTAAACCTCCTGGGAAGTTATTGTTTGCTGATGCAGTATAAGGTAAATATCCTTGATAGTAACCTAAACCATAACTATTATTTCCATTAGGTGATTGTAATTCTAATATTGTATTTTGAAGTGTTACTGTTCCTGTTGGTGAGCCTTCTGTAAATGATACAACTACATCATCTGTGTTTGCAAATGGGTTTGCATAATATGAAACATTACCACCATTTTGTAAATCATTAAAAAACGATATTGTTGCCCAATTATTTGAAGCATCAACATCTACTGCTGATATAGTTCCTGTCCAACTACGATTACTATTACCTACTACTTGAGCATACATTGTACCTAATGGTTGACTTGCACCAGTTGCTGTTTCTAAATTTGTAAGTATAGCAAGGGCTGAACCATTAGCTGCTGTTGTTCTTAAAGCTATCTGATTTGAACCTTCTTGATTATTAATTGTATAATCTGAAGTTAACGTGAAAACTAAATCTGTATTAACAGTTCCAAATCCTGCATTTTCTAAGTATAATTTTTCAAATGTTATTGTATCACCCGCTACAAAACCATTAGCTGTAGCAAGGTTTGAACTTAAAGTTGCATTTGTGATTGTAATTCCATCAGATGAAATACCAAATAAATTGCCAAATACTTGACCTTTTCCTGATGTCGTTTGTGGGTATAAAAATCTAGTAGTTTGGTTAGTTGCAGTTACTGCATTTCTAGCTGCATTCCAAGTTTGACTGTTATTAGGAGTTAATCGTAATGAACCACTTGCATTATTCCACATTATTTGTCCTACTGGTGGTTCGCTTATAATTGATGTTTGATCAAATGGTGTACTATTATTTCTCATTTGATATTGAAATTCATTGGCTGCTGAAGAACCGGATGTAAAATTCCAATATGGGAAATTTAAAGCATTAGATTGTAAACTAGATGCTGCTTGGCCTCCTATTACATTCATTGATACATAAGGACCATCTGATGGTATATTTGTTGTATATGGTACTGGATTTGAATTTGAACCCCCACTTGCACCATCTGAAAATTGTGGTAAGTATGTTGGGTTAAATCTATTTCTTTGAGCTTCTCCGGTTTGTCCTGAACCATCTAATCCCCCTACTTCAGTATCATATTCACCTACCATTTGGAATCTATATCTTCTTCCAGATACTAAATCTACATTTGATTCAAAAGCAAAATCATAAGTTACATATTGTACTTTACCTACAGTATATCCTGCACCACTTAAATAATTTTCAATGTCATTAGCTTCAACTTCATATGTGTATTCTGTCTTTTGAGCATTAAAACCAACGTTATCAGATAGTGACCATAAAGGTACCACTGCTATATCACCATTTGGAGTACCATCTATATCTCCAAAATAAAATGTCATTGTAGGTTCTTGATATCCTTGTGGTGAAGCATTAGATAACCATTGGAATGGTTCGTCTGTCCATTGAGCCGTTCCTAATTCTAAATCTGTGTTAGTTGTAGATTCAAATCTAAATGATACTGTACCTACATCACCTGCTTTATATTTTGTTTTTTTCTTATTTTGTTTTTTAACAAATTTCTTTGTTTTATATCTAGATGGGAATGTTGATGGTTGAACAAACGTTCCTCTAATTTGATAATCATCACTTAAATCTGTTGAACCTGAACCTAATGGATCTGCTGTAAAGAAAACTTCACCTGGATTACCAAAATATTCTGTACCAAATACATCTGTTGGTGCTGTATATGGAGTTGCGATTGATGATGTTATAATAGGTAATTCAATTACACCATTTACATCTGGATTTGCTCTTTTAACACCCCAACCTGATCCTGAAGATATTGTAAACCTAGTACTATCAAAAGCACCTGGAACTTGAGGCATTATTTGTGTTGTTTGTGTTGCTATACCCTGAGCAATGTTAAAATAATTTACATTAATAGCATTTTGTTCTTGTGATAGCTTATTTGAACCCTGAGATGTCATATCATATTCTATATATGATGATGTTACATTTGATATTTGTTCTGCGTTACCAGCTATTGGAATTGCTTGTGCAAAATCGTTAGCTGATGTTTGAGAATATAATAATGGTATCGCTTGTTTTCCTACTTTAAAGGTAGATTGAAAACCATTTAAAGCATCAAACTGTGTTGATCCTGATACTTGATTAATACCTACTTGACCTAATCCTCCTTCATCCCATGTACCTAATACATCAAATGCTGTGTATTCTGATAGTAATGGGTTTAAAGCATCTCCACCAGCATTAATCATATACAATATATTAAATTGTGTTTTTGAATTTACTACTGGATATGGGTCTGTTACTTGATCACAATATGCTAAATAAGCTCTCTTGTAATCTATAACGGGTGAATTACCAAACCCACCTTCTAATCCTATTATTGAATTATAATTGTATGCTGTTGTAAATGATCCAACATATCTATTATTTAACCAAGAATCTGTTGTATAATTCGATTCTGGTACTGTAGATTTTCTAGCTGAACCTGATAGTATCTGTTGAAAATTAGTAGGATCATAAGGATCTGTTTGATATTCAACTAATTGTATGTTTTTATTATTTCTTTCTTGTACTACATTATTTAATAATGGTTGACATTCAGGCGCATTTGAAAATCCATCTGTGCCTTTATATGAGTTATCTATAAATGTAGGTACTCTACCATCTCCACCTTCTTGTGAAGCAGCATTGTTAAATTCTAATGTATATTCGCTTACAACAAGTGAATTTTGAACTAAAGATGCTAAATCTGATCCAGATGTAACTGATAAAGATAAATTTAAGCAATCTTGAAATGTTATTGATGATGAAGGCAATACAAAACTTGTTGTAATTGCTACACCATTATTCCCATAATCACCACCTAAAGTAATAAATTCTTCTGTGTGTAATGGTGAATCTGATTCTTTAGGTACATTAGTTGGATAATTACCTTTATATATGTTTATTGAAGCTGTAGGCCATGATGTCCCATCTCCTTCTTCACCTTCACCATAAACTGGTGTAGCAGGTGAAATAGCATATGTTGAACTTGCATCATCATATTTTGCACCATCATCACTACCTGTCCAAGCATTTAACAACATTGAAGCTGTTACATAAATATCTTCAGTTGGTAATTGATTAAATACATAAAGACCATCTATAGATTCACTAAGTGAAGATGATAATGATAAATAAACATCACTTATCCTTGAAGAATATATGTCTATAGGTGCGGTTCCTGCTGCTGTTGGAGAATTTAATTCTAATGTAAATGTTTGAGATGAAACATCATCTGATGCAGATACTGTTCCAGGTAATGCTATAAATGTAGCATTAAATCCCTCATTTATTATTGAAAAATTAGGTACTCCAGTTGAACCTGTATAATCTAATCTAACAGGTTGGTTATTATTTATATTTACTGTTGCTTTATATTCTACATAAGTATCGAGTTGTGCCCATAATCCAAATTGACATGATCCAGTTGCTGCTGTTCCATCAGCAGATGTTGTATCAAAATCACTTGAAGTAAATGACCACTCTCCTTCAAAAAACTTAACTGAATTTGAAAATAAAGGGTTAGTATTTAATTGTGTTGTTTGTTCTTGTGATACTTTACCTATTAATTGCGCACCATTAAATGAAGCAGATATCGCAGCATTATTAGCTGGAGGCCATGTTCCATTAATTTGTGGTGTATTAACTGTAAATGTCCAGTAATCTGGAGATTCAGCCATTGATGCAATTGTATAAGCTGCTGAGTTATTTGTAAATCCAACTTCGGAAAGAACAATTTGACCCATTGGTTTTCCAGCATTACCAGATTGGCTAATGTTGCTTATAACAAGACTTAAATTTAATCCTGTACCACTTTGTCCTGTATTGTATGTAATAGATGTCACACTCGCTGCTGTTGCATTGTTAGCTGCTACTTTTGCGTTTGTAGGATCTCCTCCTGCTATCGATGTATTCCAATTTTTATCAGCGTGTGCATTTGCTCCTCTACCTTCAACTTCTGAAGTTTCTAAGTAAATATTCCAAAGTGAACCCACTACTGGTGGTGTTCCTAATGAAGAATATTTTGTATAAACCCATGGACGTATTTGTCTTTGACCATCAATTATTGAAAATGAACCTGAGCTAAATGATTGTGATACTAAAAATTGATTGTTAGGTTGGTCTAAATTACCAACTATACCTTGTTGTTTTACATTGTAAACATTATTAAAAGGTATTATACCATTATTAGTTGCTGTGCCTTCATTAAAAATCTTTCCAACAGGAAGAAATGGTTGTGTTCCCACACCTGATCCCGTTTCGGTTAGCATATATAATTTGTAAGGTCGATGTAAATACGCGTTATATTGCGTGTGATTAGAATCTCCCGGACCAGCATCTGTTGGCGTACCTACTGGTGTAGTATTAGCTGGTTGTATGCCTCTATAAATCCACAATTCTTGATCATCTTCTATGGGAATTGAAAAACCTGGGTTACCAGCAGAAAAACTTGCCGAATTATATACGGCTGAGCTTTGATAAGTAATTGCTTGACCAATAGATTTAATTTTGGCTACCGTATTTAAATCCGTAATTGGGAAATTCTTACTACTAGTTAGTAATGCGTTCATATCTGACACATTAACTATGGTATTGCCCTCAGATCCTACTAAGATTTGATTCGTATCTTGTTTATAGTAGTAATTTACTTGTGGTTGTACAGCCATTAACTCGTTGGTTTATTGTTATAAATATAGTCAGACATTTTCTGTAATCCAAGGGTATATTTACCTTCTTTTTCCATTTTTTGTCTCCATTTAAAAGATTTATTAGGTTTAGTATATTTATTTTGAAATAATCCAGGAAATATCTCTTCTCCTTCGAATTTTTTTATAATATGTTCTTCACCTCTTATTTTTTCTACTTCATTGAAATTACTAATTCTTTTATGAGGTAGGAAAGTTTTGTCATATATTTTATCTTGCCATACAATATCTACTAATAGCCAGTGTTTAAACCCTATTTTTATACCTTCATCTAATACATATTTTAAGTCATCAGGGTATTTAAAATTACCAGTTAATATTATATCAACATCCCAAGTTTGTGTTCCTTCTATAGTTCCCCCAGCTATGTAAACTTCAAATTGGTCTAGATATTTGGTTTCTTTAAATGAATTCCACCAAACTAACACCGCTTCTGTTGTAGGTCGTTCCCAAGGTCTACTTGTAGATATTTCTCCTATTCTATATAACTGGTTCATAATTTAATCTTTTATGGATTTGATCCAAATCCTCCACCATTATTTCCTTGGTCTTCTACTTGAAAATATTGTGTTATTGAACAAAATTGACCTAGTTGACTTGGGTTCGATATGTTTATTATTGTTATGTATGCTGTTCTACTAAATAGACTTGAATTACCTCCACCTGTATATCCATTTTGTACTGTAAAAGTAACATTAGGATAAATACCTGTACCTGTTTGTGTTACATTAGCTGAAGGGGTAAGATTAGTTACCCAACCGAATCCATCAGCATATGTTAATTCAACTTTCCATTGACCTGATTGATCTGTCATGCTAATAGCTGATGATAATGTTCCATTACCACTGTTAGAAAGGTTTGATATTCCGAGCCCACAACTAAGAGTTATTAGGTTTGGATTATTTCCTGATGGGTTTGATGTTTGAGATAAGTTAACATTAGTTGCTGTTGGTACTGTAAATTTAGTAAATGATAAAGGTATTCTTTCAGCCGATGCTGTTATTGATCCTGTAAAGAATTGTAAATCTGTTGCTCCTAAATTTCCTAATGTAGATGATGCACTTAATATTAAAAATGTTGAACCACCGTTTCCTCCAGTATCTCCAGCATTCATATACCAAGGGTATGTACTTACTTGATATGGATTAAGATCATCATTGTTTGTTTCGTTTGAACCTGTATTAAAGTTATTTAATGGGTCATATAAAAATCCATTTCCAATACCGGTTTCAACTAAACCTCCATCATTTGTTATATCAAACCAATTAGCTGTTGCCCATCCTCTAAAGAAGGATTCAGTTGAAAATAAAGACGTTGCTGAATCTGATTCTGGTGGGAAATAACCTTGTGCTACTGATCTTGTAATTCCTGATTCATGTACTACATTTGGATCTACTCCAGATGATGTAGCATAATAAACAAATTGTCCACTTGCACTAAATGAGAAATCATAAAATAACTCATCAAATGATGTTACCGCCTCTGTTGATGGCTCTTGGTTTACAAATATTAATGCACTGTTGTTTGTGTTATTTAATTGGTTTTGTAGTGATACATTACTTATAAAATAATTTTCAAACCCATCATCTAATAAAGTATTAAGATAATCTGCTGCTCCTGTTAACGTATAAGTAATAAATCGTGAATCTTGAATAAACGATAATGTACCTTCTCCATTAATGTCTTCTTCAGACATTTTTATATATTTTACCTTATTTGAAGGTACAGGATCTAATTGTTGTGTACCTAATACTAAAGTAAGTGCAGCACTAGCAGCTGTAATACCTGCTGTTACTAATGCTGTTTGTTTTATATTTATCGTTCTATCACCATTATATTTTTTAGTTACACCTGAAAATAAATCATCTGCTCTAAGTGTTAATACTAAATCATCTCCTGGATTACCAATAAGAGCTTTTGCAATTGTAACTGTATCTCCTACATCATAAAGTGCGCCTTGAACTGTTGCTTGAATAGTTGCTACGCTTTGAGCATCTACAACAACTGTAAATCGTGCATTACCATCTCCTGTTCCTGATGTAGTTGCTACTACATTTGTATATGTACCGTTTGTAGCTAATGTTACATTAGTTGAAATTGCGTTAGTTAAATTGTTGGTTTTTATTATAAAAGATGTATCAACAAAAGAAGCTTTATTTAATGAAAAATTATTTGTTCCTGGGTTAAAATTTATAAATGATAATTCTATTATACCACCAGCTCCTTGTGCACCTGGTCCTGTATATGTAAAATCTGATACTCTATAATTTCCTCCACCATTTGCTACATTATTTGTAATAGCTAAGTTTGGATTTAATGCTCTTCCATCTCCTGGAAAAGATACAGTATCTGCCCAAAACCAATTATTCCCATGTTGAGGTTGGAATTGATTTGCATCACTTATAAAATCATTTTCTTTAATAGTGTTATCATTAAACCATTGTATGTAAAAGAAATAATCAATCCTTGCATCCTGTCCAAAAAATGCTTTACATGGTTCTGTCTGTAATATACCAGGTGTTAAAACGTTTATAAATTCACCATTATAAAATTCTCTTTGATCAAATCTTTGTAAGTCATATGGTGCTTGACCATAAACATTAGATGTTGATTCTGTAATACTAGAACCCATAGGCATTCCAATACCTAATTGTGTTTGTAATGGTTCTGTAAATTGTTGAACAACTCCTGGGTATAATTGAGCAAACATTGAAGCCGAAACTTCTGCTGCTGTTTTACCACTATAAGGACCTTCATTTAAAGTAAATGTAGTTCTATATGAAGCTGTTACATTTGATTGTGGTTCAGGTACTGCTGATAAAAATGGTATAAATTGTGGAAATGATGATGTATTAAAAGTACCAGTACTAAAAATAGTTTGAATGGCTGTTACGTCCATATCCCAATAACCATCCTTATTTGGTGATGATGAATTAACTGCCCCTACTTCTAAAATTAAATCTCTATCATATGATGCTGGGAATCCAGCTGCAATTAAGGCTGTTTGTGATATTGTTATTGTTTCACCAATATTATAATCTAAACCTATATCTTCAATTACACACCTTACATTAATAAAGTTGTAATTATTTGAATTATTAACTTTAATTGTAATTCCTGTTCCATTACCACTTGTTGATGATGGCGACATTACTACACTAACGCCACTTGCTCCTGCTACTCCACCTGAATTAGGTTGTTGATTAATTGTCAATTGAGTACTCTGTAGAAGAGGTGGTGATATATAATTAAGTGAATTAACTTTATATTTAGCTTTTATATCTCTTTGATATTGATTTTTATCAGGATTATATACTTTGTTTATAAAGTTAGTTGTTTGATCAAATTCAACTTCTAAACTATATTTACCTGGATTTTGAGCCATTGAAGCACTTGCTCTAGTAATTGGATTAAATATGTTTGAATTATAATCCGTAAGAGGTGCATTACCTAATGTTAATGAATCTGCAAATATCTTAGTAGCTGTAGCTCCATCTTGACTGTTAAAGGCAAAATATCCTAACGATGAAGACGCAACTGATGTTGATGCTATCGAGCTTGTAAAGTTATAAGTATAAGTAAATATCTCATTTGATTCACTAATAGGAGCGGCAAATATATTATTAAATGGTTCAAATGCACCACCTGTTCCTCCACTATATCTATAAATTGAAGAACCACTTGCAAAGTTTTGCTGTGGGAAATCTGATGTTCCTAATGTAGGTGCTAAGTTGTTTATACCAACTACAATATTTACATCGTTAGCTACGGATGTTGGTGAACCTGGTGTTGCTTGTAATGCATTAATAGATGCTGATATTGACGCTGAGGATAATGTAATTATTTCTCCTATAGCATATCTACTACCTGTTAGTATTACTTGAAACTCCGTAATTTGATTTGATTTAAGTAAAGGTATAAATGTAGCTCCGTTTCCAGATCCATTAGTTGTTCCTAATATTGCAGTTGTTCCTCTACCATTGTTAAAGTTAACTGTATCTTGTGCTGCTGATGCTGATATTACCTGGTCATTAATTAATGTTATTCCTGGTCTTTCTTTAGCATAGTGCACATTATAATCTCTTGCGAATGACTTAACAGAACCCGAATATTCAGGTACAGTATAAGACATTGAAGGTGGTGCTTGTTTATTTCTTTCTAATAAATTTTGTTTAATTACTACACCTGAACTTAATGTTGTTCTAGCAGGCGTAAAATCTTCTATCATTTTAAATAATGAATTATCAAAGAATTTAATTAATCTAATAAAATCATTTAAATCATAGCTACCAATGTATTTTTCAAAATATTCGTCTCTTAATTTATCTAATGCTGGATATGAATCTATTGATTCAGATATCTGTCTTGGATCACCTATGTATTCACCTAAATTAAAATCACCTATTTGAGCAATTATGTCATCATTGATTTGATTTTGTGGTGAAAAAGCAACCTCTAAATAGTTAACACTTGGATTACTACCACTTGGGTATTCATTCTGTTGTACTGATCTATATGGTGATAATGTTGAGCCTGAAGGTATTACTGTATTAACTAAACGTATCTTATCAGATATTCTGTTTTTTATACCTCCTGGTGTTTGATTATAATATATAGATTCTGTATTCTGTGACCAACTACCTGTGTCATTTCCTATTATATGAAAATCACTAGTATTTGGACTTCTAAATGATTGTGTTATATCCCAAGATCCTGTTATTTTAGGGTGTATTGATTGTCTACTAGATGTATTTAATTCTGTACCTAAATCTGCCCTAAATATTAATTCTTGTGGTGTTGAGTTGATTGAGTTACCTTGTGTTGAGTATGGATTTACAACATAGTCATAAAATAAGCTTTCACTTAATACTACATCCCAATATCTTACTTCTTGTAAAGAACCGGTTAAAGGTAAATAATCAATACTAGCAGCACCATATATATCTTGACCATATACTGCTAAACCATAATTTGATGTAGGTACTGGTCCTAATGTTAACGCACTTGCACTTGGGAAATATGATTTTTCTACTGACGTCCAATATTGAGGGTCTGTAATGTCTACTGATTTAACAGCTTTAAATCCTACTCCCTCTCCTATTCTATTAGCACCATAAATGTAAGCCTTTTTTGTAACTGCATCGTCATAATCAAATGATGCCTGTATTGACCACCAACCTCCATCGAAGAATGGTAAATCAATTTGTGCAAATTTTTCTTTATTATGTCCTACAGATCCTTCAGGGTAAAATCTTAATTGCCCATATGAATTATTATTAATCGGTACAGAACCGCTATAAGATCCACTTTGGAATCCTGACCCTGTATATGAAAGCGTTATAAATGCTTTATTTGTATCACCTACCCAAACATTCTGATAAAAAGATGATGTTGGTATTCCTGGTGTTTTAAATCTAAATTGTATTGATTGTGGGGACTTAGCAGGTGTTTCAGCTGATTCTATCCAACTATTATTCATCTGAAATGATGAAGTAAGTGCTGTGTAATTTTTTATACCTTCTAAATGTAAAGCATAGTTAAATACTTCTTGTTTTAAATCCCAATCTTGTGTAAAATCCCTATCTCTACCTCCAAATTCGCTTACTCTTAAAATTGTAGACGGAATTCCATATGAAGTTATTAACGCTTTTAGTCCACCTACTGTACCTTTTTTCTTAAGTAAATAAGGTAAATTATGGTAAACACGCTTATATAACTGCTGGTCTACTTCGTTTAATGGGACTATATCATTCGATGCTGATATTGTATTATTCACGTATTCAAACCCAGAAGGCGTGTTAACTACGCCACCTATTGAACCTGTCATGTTGGGGAATGGGAATGCACTACCTGATGGTGTTATTCCTAAAAATGCGGTATATAGATCGTCAGTATTAAAGTTACTAGAATAAAGTTTTACACCAAAATCTCTAATTGCGTCAGCAACTAAATCCCTTGATATACCATAATCTAACCTGTTATCAGCATTAAATCTATTTGTTAAATCTTTAGTATATAACCAAGTATTATCATACTGTTGAGCAACCATATCAACGAATAAATCATATTTAGCGTTGCTTGGATCTGATCTTAAATATTCTGGTATTGTGTTATATAAATAATCAGGATTTTCATCATCATATCTTGATGCTGTTCCTGCTTGTCCTAACTCATCAGTTGCATTTCCTAACCAATCTATTGCTTCAGTACTACCTGTAGTTGCTAGAATATAAGGAGGTGCGGATGTTGTTTTAGGCCATGATTTAGCTGATCCACTATTATAGTATAAAAAATATTCATACCCATCAAAGTGTTTAGTTATATCTTCTACCTGAGCAGTTAGTACTGCCTTGCTTGAACTATATTCAATATTTACAGATGCATTAGGTATAACAGCTATTGAATTTGTAAGTCTTTCTATTAGGCCTACTTTATAACTGAAATTTTCTAATCTTGTAAATGCTGATGAAAAGTGAACGAAGTTTTTATAATCAGTATAATCTACACTAATATTAACTTCAGTTCTATCTAATATATTATTTAATTGATCAAATGAACTAGTTAAATCTGTGCCAACTAATGTATTAAAATCAAATGATTGCCCTGATGCACCTTGTTGACCTACTACATTTATACTATAATTAGGCCCTGATATTATTTGAAAGTCATTTGGTTCAAATTCAGGATATGGTATTGTTACATTATATGCTTGTGAGACAGATATTTCTTCTACTACCCACAATGTTGTTTTTTGTTGAAATTGAGTAGGTAATGGATCATATAATTTAATTAAAAATGATACTTCGTTTGTTGTAGTATCTACTTTAAAGTTATTTGATATTACTTGTTGATCATTTCCAAAATTAAGTAAAAAATCTAAAAAATATTCAGATTGTTCTCTTGCTGTTTGAAATTGATTACCAACTTCAACCATAACTTCATCAGATATGGTATTACTCTTTAATCTTAATTCCGTTCTATCACTACTTATTTCACTAATGTAGTAATTTATGTTAATATCCGATGCTAATAGTCTTCTATAAAAATTATAAGTAGAAAAATAATTACCGGCATTATATCCTATTTCATTAATATCTTCAGCTGGATATAAACAAGTATCTCCTTCAATAACGGAATAACTTGTTACTTCTGCTGCTCTAATATTTGGATCTACCGGATATATTAAACTCTTATTTTCATCGTAAGCATAATATTCAATGTAATCTGTTGAAGATGAAAAAGCAGTATCTAACCTTGAGGACGATATTAAGATGTTATCATCTTCAGTATATTGTTGAAATTCAAAAGTAGTTGGATCTACTTGAACAATAATTGGTTTATTTTCTTCTTCCATATTAATATGATGAATTGCTATTTGCTACGCCACTATTAGTTACACTAGAAGGGGCATCAGTTAAATTTGGGTTTTCGTTGTCGTTACTTTTTACTATATTATTTAGATTTTCAAATTCATCTTGTGATAAACGTTGTTGATCACCTCCTGTAACATCTAAATTTAAAGCCTCACCTGTTAAAGCTTCAGCTTTTTCAACTTGAGCTTGTAATAAATCTGTTCTAAGTTGAGTAATTTCTTTTTGTAGTGCTTCTATTATTTCATTATCTTTATCAAAATCAATGTATTCAGCACTACTTTTAATTAAATATTCATGAGAATTTGTAGCTCCAAAAGATGGTATTTCATAAAATAATTCGTTATATTTTTGAAAAAATTCTTCTACAGTAAAGGTCGCAGCAATCTGTTCAGTGACAGAAACGACACCTAACTGACTAAAGTTGGTGTCTATTATTTTTGGATATTCTGTTTTAGAATATACTTTTCGTATGAGGTCTACCCTCTCTTTTGATGCATTTCCCATTCTACAATTTTAACCGTTAACTACTTTAAAGTAGTAATTCTCATCTAATACTACTGTGTTTCCAGCTACTTCAGTTTGTATTAATATATTATAATATCTTTCAGGCTCCAACCCATTCATATAAACAGTGAAGAAACTACTTGTCGCATCACAACTTATTTGAGTGTATTTTTTATCAAATTCTACTACGAATTCGTTTGTGTCTAAATCTTTAATAGCATAATAAGAAGATGTTGTAAGAGCATGTTGTTTAGTATCAAGTGAAGACGTTACAAATGTCCTAGCTGGAAATTCGGGTCTAACATTTAATCTAAATTGATTAATACTTTCACTATAAAATACACCGGCATTATTATCTAAAGCGCAATATATATCTGGTGTGTTAATTACATCTAACTGTTGAATATCATGTGTTGATAGTGTAACAGTAGCATCTGTTGTAAATCCAGATACTTTACCTGCTAATGCAGTATTCAAAGAAGTAAATGACCATGTAAGTACATCTCCTGCTTTATATCCTAAACCTAATTCTTTTACAAATATGTTTACCATTGAAGAACTATTAAATGTAGCTCCAAATGTAGCTCCAGACCCATTCATTGTAGGTGCTGGTAGTGATTCTGTAAACGAACATGAAATTGAACTTGTTAAAGTTGGATTTGTATAGTTAGGAGGTGCAGATGCAGTTAATGTTCTTCCATCTTTAAAATCACCACTACTAGTAGCATATGTGAAATCAACCCATCTAAATTCTAATTGTGGTGGATATATTGTGTTTGTGTCTACTGAGTAAAAACTTAATTGTGGAGATTGTGCTCTTAAATTAGTAAATTCTAATTCTTGCTTAAGTATAAATCCGTCATTATTAAATACATCAAGACCTGCTCTATCTACTCCAACTGCTGATGCCGAGTACCACATAGTAACTATGTCTGATACATCTACATCAAAATCTTTTGAACTTCTTAATGTGTACTGTTGGTATGATTCTGATATGTTAATTTCAGTTCCAGTTGGTCTTTGATAACCTCCTGAACCTGTATACCATGAACCACCTGAACCAGTTGCTAATGCTTTTGCATTACTCCAAGTTGGATCATATGAACCTGTTGATCTTGGAGACCAACCTGCTACAGGCCATACATCTGCTGATCCTGAAAAGTCTTCAAATTTCCAACTTACACCTGAGAAGTTTTGTAATTTATCTAAATATTGTCCTGATCCATTATTCCATGATGATGAAACAGCATATACATAAACCTTAGTATCTATAATCATATTAGTAGCTTTTGCTACATATAATCTTAAGCGAGAGTCCCAAGTATCCCAGGCAGCACTACCTGTTACTTTCATTACATTATTAACGACATCTATAATTTGATCATTGTCAAATTTAACTAATGATCTTGCTACTTGTGATGTAGGATCCCTGTTAACTACCAAGTTAGAAACATCTAATATAGCGTCTAACCCAGTGTTCATTGCTGGGTAAGCACTGTATAACGATGCATCTTTTTCGGGAAATATTTTATATACTGCCATAATTAAAATAGTGTTACTACTCTACCTTTAATATCGGTATTTGGATATTTTAATTCAAAAATACTAGGATCTAATGAAGGGAATATTGTGCCGTTTTGATTAGCACCATTCATATCATAAGCCCATTCTGAATATCCTGTTCCAGTACCTGCTTTATTGGTAAAATTGATTTGTTTTACTGTTTGTACACCATCTATTGCATCTAATAATACAAATAGATCGGGTGTGATTATTGGTTGGTTAACTTGCCACATATCTAATTTAAAATAATTTTGTAATGCACCTATACATCTCTGTAATACTTGGTTGTTATTATAATTTGGATATGTTATTATTTCAAAATCAATAGCAAAATTAATAATGAATGCATCTTTAATACTAATAGTATCTCCGATCATTCTATACTCATTTAAATATGTTTTTAAATTGTTTTTTAAAGTAGTTGAAGCGGTAGTTAATTGGCTTAGGTTATTTTGTGATAACACATAAATATCTAATGTTGTTGATGCTTCATCTGCTTCTGGTTTTTGTGTAAATGCTTTAGATATAATTCCGAACTTACCAGGCATACTTAATGATCTTACTAAATAATCATCTTGCGTTACGTTTCTTAACTGCGTTGAAAAGTTTGAAATTGCATTTTGTCTAATTTCTTCTATTGTATCTCCATCTTTACCACCAGAGGCTGCTACTGGGTTATTAGCTGCTATTGAGTTAAATACATACTGTGCTGTTACTTGATTTAATGACCCATCGTTAAATTGTATTGTGGAAGTATTTACATTATTTAAAGAATTAGCTAATATGTTAGAAGTTACTCCACCACCTGTTAAATATCTTACTGTTAAAGATGTGTTTGTAGGTGTTGTTCCGTAAGTATTTGTAAATATAAAATTAGTTGGACTATATGCTGTTGTTAATTTATCCTGTCCAAATGGTAAACCTAAACCTACATTAAATGGGTTTGGTATTACTGTTTCTGTTGTTGTAGCTGGTGAACCTGCTCCAAATTGTAATTGTAAACGTTGGTTTGTTAATACTCTAGTTGCAAACCTATTTTGTACTGATTTTGTTTGTAACAAATATGGTGCATCTGTATCTAGGTAAGTATTAGGATCATTAAGGTTAGTATTTCTTATACTATCAAAAACTAAATCTTGTCCTAAGTAATCTACTTCATACCAATTGTTACCATCTGTATCTATAACATCTATAATACTTGCTATTTGAGCACCATCAATATTTACAGTTGCAAATTCTACTGGGGCTCCAAAAGTGAATGTTTTAGAAACTATCTTTCCTGAAAATGCTCTAGCAGATTTTTTTAATAAATAATAATCCGGCACTCCTCCTGATACTTGAGCAATTGTTACTGTTGTTGGGTTGCTTGAACTTGATACATTAAAATCTATTGGATCTTCAATTGTAAATGTTTGGGATGTTCCCGTTCTTGTTGAAATTTGAGTATTAGCGTTAACATATAAAGCATAATCATAATCTGGTTCTGCTATTCCTCCTACTAATTTTCTAGGTACCTGTTGATAAACGTCAACTGTTGTAGTTGCTAAACCTGTAGTTTTAGGTTTGTACCCATACATATAGGCCATGTCATACAGATTGTTTGTTTGACGAGCGTACTGTAAATAATTTTCTTGTATTTGGTTATCTAAATAAAAGGATAACACATCACCTACATACGCTGCTTGCTCTATAAACATCATTCCTGGTGATGTTGTTGAAAAGTCAGTATATGTTGTAGGGAAATAAGTCTGAGAATAGTTAATCAATTGATTTCTATACTGTGAAAAATCCTTATTTATATAATTTATGTTTCTATTAACTGCCATTATGCAAAGTTTAGTGTTAAGTCATCTGTAATTCCTGTGTTTGTAACCGAATAAAATAATTCTACTGTTACATTATTGTTATCAGTATTTTCCGGTCCACCATTAACATTTAATTCATTTAATATTATATTAGGAAATTCAGTTGTTAGCTTTGATTGTATATCCTCTATTAAATAGTCTATATTTTCTGTAGCAATTTGTGAAAAAACAAATTTTCTTAAGCCCCCACCAAAAGCAGGATTACCTGGTCTTTCGCCTGGGTTTGTTAAGAAATAATTTATTAAATTACTTTTTATTGCTTCTTTCGTTGTATAATTTGGAGTAAATACCCCACCCTCGTTAAAAGGTATATTAACACCAATACCTACTCGAGATCTTGTGTCGTTAGGAAATTTATTTATTGCTCCAAATGCCATATCTTATTATTTACTTTGCATCATACCCATTATTTGATCCATGCTTACATTCCCTTCAGGTAAACTAGCATTTGGGGATTGTGTATCCATACCTGCTGTTACTTGCATAGGCACATTTGCTGATGTAGCATTTAATGTTCCGTTTGCTCCTGGTCTCATACTATCTAAAACTCCCATCATGTTTTCCCTTAATTTTAACTTATCAGTTTCAGCTAATGGTGCTGAAGATACTGCTGGGGCATGTGTAGTAGATGTTATAACTTGTGATTGGGGATTTTTAATAGCCTCTAGTAAAATATCCTTCATTTCTTCTTGGATAGCTTCTCTTACTGCCGTTTTTACTACGCTTTTTAGTTCACTTAATTTCATGTTAAAATGTTTAATTTATTATAAATATTATATTAATCTGCTTTTAAATTGTTTTGTACTATATAAAATGCTAATTCGTCAATTAATATTTGATCTACCGCACTAAATGATGATTCCCCTTTTAAAATTACTATTCCTTGTGAGTTAGATGCGGTAGCATATCTTCTATATAAATCGCCTACTTGACTTTTAGGGTCTCGTACTACGCCCATTACAAAACCATTTACTATTTTTATTAGTGGTGATCCTTGTTCTTCGTCTGATTGTTGTATGCTTAATAATTCATCATTAATTTCTGTCATAGTTATGTCTCCCTCCGTAGCACATTTTTCTATCAACCCATCTATCTTTTTTAAATATTTTAATATTAATATTAAAGAAATCAATAAAAAGATCAAGGCTATTAACATAGCTTTTCTTAAATCTTTATTTATCTCACCAAATTCTTTAAATAGTTCCTTAATATCTTCTAATTTAGCTACTAAACTATAAGGCACACCTACTCCCGGTGGAACTGCTAATGGAAATGCTAGTGAAGAAATTGTAACATTCATAGTTTTTAACTGTGCTGTTAAGTATAATAACAATGCAGCAATAGCCGTGTTAGCAGCTATTACAATCCATATTTGGTTTATTTGTTTAACAACTGAGTTTCTGGTTTTAATTGCTTGTTTTAATAAAGCACCATCAGGGCATCTACCTTCTTCAATTTCTTGAGCATCATTCTTTGCTGCTAATTTTGTTATACCAAAAATAACTAACAATGATATTGCTAATGGAAGTAACTTGCTTTGAATATTAGAAGCAAAACTTAAAATTCTACCTTTAATAGATAATAAAGCTGTTTCTGCTGCTGTTAATCCTATTAATGCTGCTCTTTCAGCTACTGCATTTAAAAGTGCTTTTGCCCTTATTGCTAATTCTTTAGAGGAGGAATCAATGTCTATCATCTGTTTGATAGGTAATTCCCCTAATACTTCGCTATTTTGAGTTATTAATGTTTGATAATCAGGTGCTAATCCCTCTTTAGTATATAATACAATAGGTTTTACTAAAATTGGAAGGTTTTTAGACTTAATACTTGGTAAAGTAGGAACACCAAATGTAATTTGATATTCACCATTACTATCAGTTTTAATAGTATTATCTCCCTCTTTATCATATTCGTAATCAATATACTTTACTTTTTCTTTTATTTGTTTATATTTACCAAATATATTTTTCTTACTAGTTTTATCATCTTTTTTTACTATTCTAGTTTTAATAACCTGCTTCATTGGGAATAAAGCTAATACCGGTTTTACTTCAACTCCCTCTTCAGGTTGACTAGTTTGTTTATTTGATATTCTACCTCTAGTTGTAAAAGTAGTTATAACTGGTGTATTATCGTTTACTAACTTTCTAACAGCCTTTGCATCATCTACTAATACTACAGCTTCATCTATAGGTACCCCTTGAGATTGTGCAAAATTAATTAATATACTTTTAGCTTTAGGGGATGTTAAAAACTGTTTAGCCGCACTAATCAGATTGTCTTTTAATGACTTTTTATCTTTTTTTTCCTCTTCCATATTATGAAGTTTTAACTGTGTTAGACTTAAAACTAGGAATTAAATTTTTAATTTCCTGAAGAATAGGCTTTGTTAATCGAGCAGTAGCTCCCGCTGCTGGTATTTTTGGTTCTTTAGCTAAAGCTGAGCATAGGTTTTCTAGTGATGCTACTAAATTTTCAAATTGTAACATAAACTTATCTCCTAAAATAACGGACTCTGATGCGTTTTGTTTACCTAAACTTACTATACCTGATGGTGCTAATAAATTTAAATTTTTATATTGTGATTTTATTGCTAAGTCATCAATCGATTCTAAAACAATGGATTGAGCGGATGACATTAAAATACTTTCTTGACTTGAATTAAATAATAATCTACCTGAGTTAAAAATTACTTGGGGTTTATTATATGATTTAGGAGATTGAGGTGTAAATTGAATTGTATTTGCAAATGGGACTGTTGATCCTTGAGCATCTTGTCTATTTTCAACAGCAACACTAATAGGTATTTGTTGATTAGACGTCATATAAATTGATGCTAAATCATTGTTAATATTTTCAGTTACAGGTATCCAACCTTCAGCACTTGCGGAAGGGGATTGTCCATTTCTTAATATTGTAATTGGGCTACCATTATCTCCTGATGTTGACCAATTGTTTCTTATTAAACCTTGTGATTTAGATGTATTACCTAATCTTATACTATTGCCAAATCTACCTTCTAAAATGTTATCTCCAGCAAAGGGTAAAATAGGGTGTATATTAGACTTTTCAACAAATGTTCCACCACTTTCTCCATTTAAATCTAATTCAGTTACCTCAGTTGTTGTTCTTCTAACATTACCTGTTTCTATTTGTTGGTATGATTTATTTAAGGATGGAGATGTTTGACCATCATTACTAGCAAACATATCTGGATATGCATTGTGGTTAGGTGCGTTCCATATTGATATAGGATTTAAATAATAATAGTTAGCGCTATTATTTAATTGTGTATTAGTAGTATCTGGTAGTTTAAATAGTAATACCACCTCATTTACTAAAGGATAATTTTTTAAATGTGGTAATAAAGGCTTAGCAATATTATTAACTTTTGACTGATTTATACTAGAGATGGTAGAAGGAACATCCATTAATTGGAATGAAATTGTACCAATACCGTTCCACATACCAGTTTTAGCCCATAAGGCTGAATCAGTGTTTAGTGAAATATCAACTACTCGAGCAGTAATTAATTTATCCTTAACATCCTCAATCGACCTAAGATTCGGTCCTTTTGTCTTACCCTGACCGAATAGTGATGTAATAGGATTATTAGCCATTACTTTTCTTTTTTACTTTCTATACTTTCATTTAACTTGTCTAGTTCAGCTAATAATTCTTCTTTTTCAGCATCTGATATACCGAAATCATCTCCACCATCTGAATTGTTAACTGCTCTCTGTATAATTGTAGCCATTTTAATTAATTGCTCATCATTACGAACACCTATTTCTAGATATTCCTTAATAAGTGGTACAATTAAAGTAGCATCGCCAATATCAGCGATTAAGGGTTTTAATTCCGATATTAATCCCGATATTTGAGTCTCCTTTTTCTTTTGGTTATCATATATCTCACTTAATATATCGGAGAATTTTTTCTTACCAAATACAACACTGTCTAATACTCCCATAATGTTTTTATTATAAATATGGATATAGGATAAGTGTTAAAACTTACACCAACCGTTTTCTAAGAAGAAAACATATTTAGATTTAAATATCTCGTGTAGTTTATCTGCTATTTTAGTTATTTTAGGGGTCTTAACATCAACCATCTCGCGAATATAAATGTAAAGTGCCTTTTTATTAAATACTTCTATAGTTTCTCTCTTTCTAAATAACTCAAGTATAGCATCTGCTATCTGAGCATCATTCTTTTTAGGGAACAATTCAAAAATATTTTCTGTAGTGTATTCAAGGTACAATTCAATATATTCACTTAATTCACTTTTTTCTTTAGCGTAATCCTTAATTTCATATGTGTAAGTAGAATTATCTTTAGTTAAATATTCAACATCTACTTTTTTAATCTTTTTACTATAATTCTTAGTGTTATATAATATTAACCAACGTTTTACTATCGTACCAAAATAAGAGTATGCCTTAGCACCTCTTGTTGGGTCAAATAAATGTATTTTTGAAAGCAAAAATGTTATTATCTCATGCTGTAAGTGCTGAAGATTGTCTACTTCTGTATGGTAAAATTTAAATGTGTGAATGATATTCTCGGTGAGCTTAAAATAGGGATAATGAATATGCTTAGCATATATATCACTCCTCATTTTAGGACACTCTGTGTTGTTGTAAAGAACTATAGCGTCCTCCGTGTCTTGAGTAAAATAATTTTTACTCTTCTTTCTTCTCTTCTTAATCATTAGTTAATTTTAAATCGTGAAATACCTTCTTGTATTACCTTTATTTGATCAAAAAACCAACCAATTTCATCATCACTTTTGAACGTTCCCTTTTCATCTATTTTTTTAAGACGTTCATCCGCAATCTCAATTTGCTTATTAAATTCTTTAATGTATGCATCATATCGAATAACAACATCCTCTGTTTTTTCTACTTTACGAAGTAAATTAAAGGTTGTATATCCTAGAACTGAGGTAAAAATGCTTAAAACTATTATTGCTATTTCCATAAATTATAAATTATCTAACATGTTTTTGAGTCCGGGACTTGATATTGTATTAAGTGCTTTTGTTTTGGTACTCTTATTTGACGTCAATGTATAATTTTTCTTTGGCGCCTCCACGCTATTCTTAGAAAACTTTGGTAACCATTCAACTTCAAATTCAATACGAGCAGCTAACATATCAGCTTGATGTAAAACAAACGGTAAAGATGTGCGAGGTTTTTGTTCTGGCATGTAAGCTTTTAAATATTTCTCATTTGCTGCATCATATAAACCATCATGAGTCTGAATAGCTATCATTTCATTAAATGTATAGGATATACCATGTTCTTGAAGTAGGAATAATCCACGATCTGGAACAGAAGCGAAGGCTAGTTTTTTATTAAACATATAATCTTCACCTAATTTATCTTGTCTCCATTTATCGGTCTGAGGTATATAAGCTTCATGTTCTGAATCGCCCATTTTGCCTAAGTCATGATTAATAGCTGAGAATACTAATTCTTCTTGGGTAAATGTAGTCATATCACAACCAAATTTTTCCCATGTAGCAGACATTGCTAATGCACCACTTACAACACGATTAACGTGATCTACATAACCACCAGGAAATGCTGAATGGTATTCTTTCTTATGTGATGCTGGCATTAGTATTATCCTGTCTTCATATTTGTTATAGAAGTCAAGTAATTTACTGCAACGTTCTCCAGTAATATGGTTTCCAATATTACCTAAAAATTCCTCCCAATTAGATTGGATTTGTTCTGCTGTTAAAATCATAACCTGTTTTTTTTTAATTTATATTAATTACCTGCGTGATCCATAGGCTCCATTTCAATCATACTTTTAATTTCATCTACAAGCGTTGATGCTTTAGATATATTAGCCTTGTAAGTTTCAATTGGTTCCTGTGTATTCACAATACGATTAAGATTAGTTAATGTAGAATCTAATACATCTAACTTCCTGTTTAATAAATTTCTATTTCTCATGACTTGTTTTTTATATGATATAGGTATTTTTTTACCTTTATATCCTTTGTTTTAATCCCATTTTTTCTTAAAAACCGAACGTTTCTAAGTTACAAGGGATTTTTGTGTAATCCTAATTATTTTGATAAGTTTATTTTAATAATTTTTGAATCCCAAATAAATGAGCACATTTCTCATAATCCTCTAGGTCCTCAAAATACTGAACAGCTCCTTTTAGTGTACTATTTAATAACTTTTTATCAAAACTTATAATAGCCTCAATATCATCATTACTATTTATGTCAATCTGCTCAATATAACTCCAGGCTCTACTGTAAATTGTAAATTCTGATGCTTCTTTAGTAGATTCCACATTATAATCAGGTTGTTCCCTTTTAAGAAATTTCTCTAATTTTAAATGGAAAACATGATGGTTTTGAATTAATTTTACAAACATACCCATCTTAGCATATGGACCTTCCATAAATTCCTTAATTTCTTCTTTAGTTTGTTTATCATCAGGTTCCTTACCATCAGAAAATAATTTAAATATTTTATCTTTATCCATCATATCGGGTATAAATATACGTTAGTCATCTAACTCAGACAACTCACGCTCAATATCTTTCTTCATATCAACTAATAATTTATATTCTGCAGAAACATCAATCCTATCCTTATTATCAGGGTGGTATTTATATACTTCCTCCATTACTACAACGACTGCTAATAAATCGTTAACTAATTCTGTTTTTTGAATTTCTTTACTCATAACTTTTTAATTTAATTTATAATATTTAACTTTTGTTTCTGTTTCTTTTTGCTCCCATGGGAGATTATCACCCATTAATTTATTTAACTCTTGAATTCTCTTACTCTCTACAAGAAAATCTATGGTATTTTGCATTACTATCATGATATATAATCTTTACCTATTAATTTTATAGAGGATATTGCCATATCTAAATCTATTTGAAAAAATTCCCTCTGAGAGTTAACGCGATACTCATTTAATGCGTGATGTACTGCGCCCTCTAATTGTTCCGCGTTAAAACACGCGAAAGCCCATGCTACTTCGTATGGAAGCGCCACACCAGTCGCATTAGATATCTGTTTAGCTCGTTCATCTGGTGTAAGTTTAGTATATCCTATTTTATAAATACCTGGTTGTACAGGATTTGATAAGACATAAACCCATTGATCACCTTCACCTTTATTTGAAAATAAATTTCTCTTCTTAGCTGTAAAATATGTAACATCTTCCCAACCATCTCCCTTTTTAGAGGGAGAGATTGTGAAATATGATGCATTTTTAA